ACCTGGTGTTGTAAAGCTACCACGGTTGGCAATATTATAGCCATCGATTGGGCCATAACCGCCGCCTCCTGTAATACCGTCAACGTTAATAACAACTCCGTTAGCATACGGAATATTATCATTTGGACCATATCCAGTACCTGGATTTGTCATAGTTGCTGATAACAATTCTAATTCCGAAACTCTCCATGTAGAACCGTTTGCGTCAGTGATAATATCACCAACCCAGTAGTTGATACCGTTTGCAGCTGGGCTTGCGCTTTGTGCTACTGAGTGAACTACACCAGTAGCTTGAACACCGTTGGCAATAGTTGGAGCACTGAATGTAGCTAATGTTGGCAAACGGTTGATATAATTACCAGGCGCGGTTACTGTGAATCCAGCAATGCCTTCGCCGCCAATGTGGTCATCCCCATCATTTATTTCAGTGTCAGTATTTGAAATACCGTGTTGTGTTGTCTGATAGCCGCCAGTGCCTATATTGCGGTTACCAAAATATTTTTTGTTTAGTGGGCGTCCCATTTTGTTTTCTCCTTAAGAAATTATGGCGTTCTAGGCCATACGCGGTTGGATTTCCGCATAAAACTCACCCCATGTGAGTCATTACTATGTATTTATGCGTAGGTAGCCCGCACAGCCACTTGGTCAACATAGGCTATATCGCTATGAGGATATGTTGTGTTGCTTTTAAAACTGATTACAACTCCAAATGTGGAATCAGTAACATCATCATTTGTCAAAGCTGTTCCCCATAAATTAGTTGCACCTCCATATATGTTATAATCGCCTATGGGATTTAATGGTTCTGTAAAATCGCCTGTGTACATGTTGCTTTGTACTGGATTAACCAAACTGGCTAAGTTGTCTCCGATCAATTCTCCATTTAAGGTTAATTGTATAAGTAAATCTTCAATGCGGGCGGCTCGTTGTATGCCTAATTGAAATTCTATCCCAGTTAGTTGATTGGCATTTGCAGGTATGTTAAAATTAGTTAACCATATTTGACTGGTATTACTTAAGAATTTTTCCATCCACAAACCACTAATAGTATAAAGTGGTCTCTTAGTAACAGCATAAGATCCGGTGCCAGTAATATAGTTTAAGTCTTTCCAATCAATACTAGGTACGCCTGTTATTTCATTAGGAATAGAGACTTGACTAACTGTAGTAGGAAGTAAAAAAGCTGTAGTGGTCATAATGTATTTACATAAAAAAAGGGCTCCGAAGAGCCCTTTGATTTATCACAAACCCTAGGTTTGAATTAGCTAAACTTAACGTTACCGCTATTGATAGCAACTAGACCTAAGTAGTCAGCTGCGTTACCTAGAGAAGAAGCTGTATTTGACAACTCAACATAACCATAACGTGTCATGAATGAAACGACTGGTTCGAATGTTGATGGATCCAATACAACCCCACTGCTCATCAATGGGATATATGGGCAATAGAAAGCAGGAGCATCGCTCTCGCTTGAGCCTTTGTATCCAATTAGGATTGGAGCATTGTCATATGCATAGCTGTTAACATAAATCTTCATAGCACCATTCAATGTACCAACGAACTTAGTGTTTGTTGGAGCTTCGAATGTACCTTCTGTTGTACGAGCAAATGCGCTTGTAGTAGCAGATTGTAGAATTGTTAAAGCAAATGGTGATACAACAGCGTAGTTACCAGCACCACGACGTGTACGTTGAGCGATCAAGTTGCTTACGCGATTGATCTGAACTGCAAGAGCAGCATGCTCGTCACCAACGAATGTAGCTGTACCAGAAACTGCAGCTTGATCGTAAGTTTGAGTAGCTGTACCAGCCAAACTTGTCAATGAAGCAATAATCTCTTGGTCGATTTCAGCTGTGATTTCTTGTGCCAAAGCAGCCATAACTTCTGCTTCAACGTCAATGCCTTGTTGGGCTTGAGCGTCTTGAGCAGCCTCGAATGTCCAACGAGCAGACAATTTACGAGTTTTAGCTTCAACTGTTTGTTTCAAGATTTGAATGCTCATTCTGTTACCAGCTTGACCTTCTAAAGAAGCTGTAGTAGCTGCTTTAGCAGTGCCATCGTTCTGGTTGCCAGAGTAAGCACTAGCAATCTTGAATGGGCTTAATGCCTCTTCACCAGCTAGCACATTAGCGCCACTTGATGAATCTGCATAACGTACACGCAATGTGTGGATCTGACCAACTGGGCCAGTCATTGGTTGTACACCTACCAATTCGTTAGCAATAACGGTTGGCATAACACGACGGATTACTGGAAGAATCACGCGATTTAAAGTTGCAACGTTACCAGCAGAAGTAGCACCAGCAGTTGGACTTTCCATCAAATACTTGCGAGTATTCTCAAGGGTTACACCCATTACTGATTTTTTAGTGCCTTGTAAGCCTTCTAATAGGGCTTCCTTAGTTTCTGCCCAACGTCCGTTTAATAGTTCTGACATTTAAATTCTCCTTAAATTTTTAGTCCAGCAAGTTTACGAATATCATAGATATCGGCTGACCCACTGCTATTTTGGTTGTTGGAAATCTTATTTCCGGTTATTTCTTTAGCCTCTACTAGTGCCTGTTTCTTCTGCGGAGCCTTACCATTAATTACTGATGGCAAGTACTTTTCAAAACTTTCGTTTAGACGTTCTGTTTTCACAGTCTCCATTAATTCACTCATGATCTCACGTTGCTCACTGTTAAGTGGGCTTAGTAATTCGCTCATGATTGCTTTTCTTGTTTGACTCTCTTTAAGAGTACGGATTTCAGCTTGTTTGCTTTCTAAGAGCTGTTCTGCCTTGACAACTGCCTCTGCGGCTTCCTTCATGGCTAGATCTTTCAAGTCTATGACTTTGAGCAATTTTGATGTTTCCGATTTTTCATTTAGGTAAGACGCTTGATACTCTGAAGCAAACGCTTCGAATAACTTACGGCCAAAGTCTTGACGACGAGCAGCTTCAATGTCTTCTTTTAGTGAAGTAATTTCAGAACGTAAATTCTGACTTACTACACCTTCGACCATCTTAGCAGCACGTTGAACAAATGCTTCTTTTACCTTCTTGATTTCTTGACGACCTTCGCGAACTAAACGTACTTTAGTTTCTGCTAGGTCTTGTTTGTCTTTGTAAAATTCTGCGATTTCTTGAGCAAGAGCTTCAACTACAAATTTTTCCAATTTTCCGAACTTGCTTGACATTGCAACTTGATCTTCATGCAACTCACGAACTTCAAGGGCTAGTTGACGAGTAACGAATTCCTTCATTACTTTAGCTGCCTTTTTCTTTTCTTGAGCTAGCTTAACTTTCATTTCAGCTAATTGCTTACGATCATCTGCAAATTCAACGATCTCACTACTCAATTGTTCTGAGATCATGCGATCTACAGCTTCAATCATAGTATTTTTATCGTGTTCGTATTTTTGTGCGAATTCTTCGCGTAGTTGTTGAGTTAAGACTTGACGACTCTCGTTAATACGAGCTTCGAAAGCCTGTTCAATTGACTCTTTGATCTCTTCCGAAATCACATTGTTTTCAAATAAACTTTTTAGCGCATCCAACATGTGATTCTCCTTATTATTGGAGTTTGTTTATTATTGATAATAAACTCTCTTTGAGATATTTTTGTGCTTTAGGATCACCCTTGACCTCTTGCGCTATACGCAAGGCATTAAGACCACCACGATTATTCATCAAGTGTTCATAAATTGGTGTAGGATATGCTCCAGGAGCACTAGGTTGAGCTACCATATCTACTGTGATAATCTCAAAATCCGATACTTCACCGGATCCGTCATCTCTGACGTTTCCGGATCCGCGACTTGAAACACCTAACTTGACTCCGCTTTCCAGCATTGTCTTGATTAGTTGTCCCATTGGTGTTGGAAGTATTTTCAACTTCCCGTAACCGTTAGGACCGTCCATCCACATATTTGTTATCATGTGTGATACACGGTCCAGGTTAATTTTTAGATCATCTGGATGATCCACTTCTCCGAGAACTGAATAACCGTTCTGAATCTGATCGTTAAGGGTCTTAACAGCCTTGCCAATCTCATTAACAGGGTAAACACGCTGGTTAGCGTTACGTATACCGCCCTGGATGCAAATCCCGGACATGTATAAGTTTTTCCCATCTTTGTCATCAGATTCAACGATCATTTTTGCTTCGTTGAAACTGAGATTCTCTCGGAGGTATAACATATTTTTCAATGTCTTTATCTATTAACGAATCTTTCCGCCGATAAGACTTTTCTTATCAACATTGCTTTCGCCTTTGCCTTTCTTCTCAGCACCGTGGCCTGGTTCTTGCTTTTTAAAGCTAGTTTTACCAGCATTAGCTTTTACGCTGTTCTGAACATCGCCAATCAATGGCTTTGTTGTTGGAGCTGCTAAACCACCTTGTGTGCCGCCTTTTTCTGTTGAAAAACTTTGTGCAATGTTCTTTGCAGAACCGCCCATGTCGTTTCTCATGTTGTCAATAGTTGACTTGGTGTTTTGACCGTTGTCACCGTGACTAACAGATACTTTTTTGTAGTATTCCATCATTGGCATGCCTTCGTCTTCCATGCCGCCTTCAATGTCACCCATGCTCATGTCGCCATGATGTCCTGGATCCATTTCTTCTTCGTGTTCTTCGCCTTTAAGCAACATTTCAAATTCTGCTTTTAGGTCTTCTAATGCATCTTCTAGATCCATTACGCGATCTTCCATGTCTTCGCCGCCTTCTTCATCGCCGCCGAATTCATCTGCATCATCTTCTTCACCGCCCATGTCGTCGCCTTCTTCGTCGTCGCCCATGTCGTCTTCACTGTCTTCTTCTTCCTCGGCACCTTCTTCTTCCATGCCTTCTTCTTCCATATCTTCTTCCATGGATTCATCTTCCTCTTCCATGTTTTCAGATTGATTATGGCCGCCGGCTGCACGGTTGGCTTCTTCTGGGCTGAAATCTTCAGCTAATAATTCTTCGTAAATTTCACGTGATTTTCCAACAACGATGTTGTGAAAAATTTCTTTAGCTGCATCGTGGTCTTCGTTAATTAAGGCCTCTAGCATTGCTTCAAATTGAGCGCGATCAGTCATGTTTGTTCTCCTGTGATTGTATATAGTATTACAAGGCTGTGTATTATTTACACTAATATTACGAAACTAGTGCAATATAGGCAAAAAACGGCCTGTTTTGGTCGTTTTTTATTTATGCGGCAGGAGCAGCTGGTGGAGCTGCATACATTGAGTGTATAAAGTCCAATTCGCTTTCCTGTTCAAGTATATGAGCTTCGGTGCTTTTCCTTAGCTCACTAATTTGTCTTAGTGTAAGTCTTGTCTTACGTGTATCGCTTCTGTGCAATTGACTGTTGTCTCGTTGAGGCTCATATCGCAAATCGTTTGCGATATGTCGAGTATCAGCATCAATATAAAACAATTCTCTAAGTATCATATGGTATTTATGCAGCGGGTGCTGGTGCGCCACCTGGAGTTGCTGGAGTTGCTGTGGGTGATCCGCCAGCTTCGCCTTCATCCGGTGTCATGTCTTCTGGTGCTGTCATATCTCCAGCACTGTCTAAATCGCCACCAATACCGGCTGCACTAAGTCCTGCACTACGCAATTCGCCTGCGGCATCAGTAGTAGTAGGTTCGCCTTTGCCATTTTCTTCTGCCCATGCACGTTCGTTTTCTGCTACTTCCTCGTCTGTTAATCCTAAGAAACGTTTGAGAGCAAAGCGTTTTGAAACAAAAGGAATAGCTTGAATTGTATTAAATGTATTAATACGTTCAGCATCAATGCTGGCCTGCTTGCTGCTTGCAAAGTTTAATGGAGGATTAAAATTTAATTCAAACAAGTTAGGGTCAATGTTGACACCTTTGCTGTGCAAATATAGCTTGAATTCTTCGTCAAACACACTGGTTAGTAGTGCTTGCAAACGTTCACAATACTTGTTAAAACGCAATTCTTGAATGTATGCAGTACCTACACGACCGTCATTGAAGTTACTTTGGCTATCGTCTTGACCTGTTGGCAAATAGCTACTAGGAATACGTAAACCTCGGAATAACTTGTTAGTAAAGTACTTTAAATCATCAATTTCGCCAATATTCTTACCGCCTTCTAGCATTGTGACGTCTGATCCTTTGCCGTCTGCTGTCTTAGGGAAGAAATAATCTTCGTTAATGCTTAGAGGGTTGTATGCAGAGTCTATGACGTTCTGTCCGCCTCCTGTTTGTGACGGAATACGGCGTTGATGTATTTCGTTTTTAACACGTTCTACGAATGCCATGGCCAAATGACTGGGCATATTACCCACATCAATGTGGAATACTCTGCGCTCTGGAGCACGTTGTATACGATAAATTAGAATAGCATCTTCTAATAATTCTTTTTGTTTGTAAACTTTGTAGATGTTTTCTAACAAACTATTACCAAACGGATAGTTGTTATCAAGACCTTCTGACAAACTCAAATGCACAATATGTTCTGCATTAATTGCGTTTTCAGTGTGCTGTAGACCAAAACGATTAGTTGAACTTGATCCTTTGCCTCCACCACCTGCACCTGCTTGATTACTGCTTCCTGTAAATCCGCCAACTGGTTGTGGCCCGCCATTGGTATTTCTAGGATTAATATTAGGAGTAATCATAGTTGCTACTAAATTTTCAAAATTAGGAGCAATATCTTTTAACACAAACTGTTCTGGCTTTTTGCCTTCGCTTTCGTTGACAATAACTTTGATCAGTTGGCTAGGATCTACATAATTCCATTTTTGATTTTCTGGATCACGAATAAAAAAACTGTCGCCATACTTAAATGTATTGCGCACTATACGGAATATGCGTGTGTCAAATTTTTGTAAACTATTCCACTGCTGCAAGTATTCGCTGAGAATTTTAATTTCAGCATTGGTAGCACGTTGGCGCCATTTGACACTGAATGGACTTTTTGAATCTTTTAATTTTTGTGTGCAAAATTCTGCAAGAATATCCAAAGCTGCATTGACTTCGGGATCCGAATCCATTACTTCATATTGCTGATAACGCTCAATACGATTTGGACTACCACTGTAAACATCTGGTAGATAACTGCTGTAATTACTTCTTGCTGGGCCTGGTCTGTTGCCGTTATTAAGTCCGCTAATTGTGCTTAATTGGCTGCTTTGAGGCACAGGACTAAAATATTTTTTCCATGACATACCGTCGTATCCTTATCTTGTGCCTGTGGCTTTTTGTGTTGCTTTAGCTGTTTTAGAATTAGCATCGGCTGATTTCTCACTGTGATTAATTAGTTCCACCATATGTTTATTTAACATGACTAGCTGGTCATTGAGATCTTTTAAGGTTGCATCATGAGCCTTACCAGCTGTTTTTTGTTCAGATTCTTTACCACCTGTGGCTTTTTTCGTGTCAGTTTCTTTGGCCTTGTCTGCTTCAGTTTTCTTAGGAGCAGCTTCAGAAGGTTTTTTAGCTTCAACAGCTTTAGCTTCGGCTATTTTGGCTTTTTGTGCATCGGCAGCTTTTTGGTCTACGATCTTAGGAGCAAACATATCGCCGCCGCCAATTTTGCCAAATCCGCCAGTGAGTTTATCTAGTTGCTGAGTAGCATAACCCATTTCACCAGGTTTTTTTGCACTTTCTTCTGCTACCTTAGCATCCATTTTGGATTTAAGAGCGGCCAGTCCTTCAGGAGTTGCATTCATGTCGGTAGACATTTTAGCATATTCAGCTTTTAAATCTGCAGCAGATGCTTCTTTGGCTTTTGGTACACCGGGCATATCTAACATGCCGCCCATGCTCTTGGCCATTGTAGATTTAGCTTCATCAATTTTTGCAGTTGTTTCTTCGTCTTGTATGCTTGATATATCTTGTGCCGCTTGTTGTTTTAACTCTTTTTCTCTTGCAACACTATACTCGTTGAGATTTTCCATAACATCTTGCATTTCTCTCTTTGATGCTGCTTGTTTCTCAAACATTGCTTTGTTAAGTTCTTCATTTTTAATTGCAGCCAACTCTTCAGTAGTTGCTTGACGATCACCAATTGCTTCTTTCATTTTTACAATTCGATCACCGATCATCTGTGCTGTTTCAGCATCTTCTTTGGCTCCTTTTTCCATAGCTTTTGCATGGAACGATCTGTTTTCTTCACTGTATCCTTTATAGTCGTCAATTATTTTTTGCTGACTTTCTGTAAATTGTGAATGATATTGTTCTTGGGCTTTACCTGCAATGTTAGTAGATTCTATGGTTTTTAATCCCATATCTTCAGTTACTTTACGTGCAGTTTCTGATGCTGTTATCTTAATTGATGAAGATGCTTGCTCGTCGTCTGTTATCTTTTTTAATTTAGTTGCACTATCATTGGACCAGCTTTGCAATGTGTCGTCCATGCCAATATAGAAATCATCCATACTTGCGCCAACAGGTATCATGGCTTCTATGGCATCATCGCTTAGGCCTTTGATACTGGTACCCACTATGCTTCTAGCAGCTTCGGCAGCTTTAAATATTTCATCACGTTTGGCTGTTTGATCAGCTAGCTCGGTAACTGTTTGTTTCTTAGAAACACCATAAAAATCATCTTCAGCTTTTTCTTTAGACTTCAATGCATCTAGTTGTTTTGCATTACCTGAAAATAAGACTTTAGTTTGTTCTTCAATTATTTTTTTACTTTCTTCAACCGCAGAAGCTTTTTTGGTAGTTTCAAAACTAATGCCAGCATCAATTTGTTTTTGCAACGGCTCCATCATGGCTTGGTATTTTTCAACTAATGCTTTGCCTTCGTCACCTGTTCTTAGTTCTTTAGCAACAGCGTTGCCGCCAAGTTTAGAGCCGTCGCCCATTTGAGCTTTTAATTTTTCTCTAAGAGCAGCTCGCTCAGCTTGCATTTGATCTCGAATAGAAGCTAGTTCTTTTTCAGCTGCTTTGCTGCTATCATTTTGTAATTGTTTATTTTCAGTATAACCGCCGCCAGACACACTGCTAACAGAAGTTGATATTGAGTTACTAATTTCAGTAAACTGTTTGCCCAATCCTTTGGTAGCTTCTGGATTTAATACAGTTTCGCCTTTGTGAATTTTAACAATAGCGTCTTGGGGTTCAACTGGACTTCCAGTTTTTGCCAATGTTCCACCATCTCTACCTGGAGGTTCTTGTTTTTTAATTCTACCATCTGCACCCACCATGCCTGAAGGTAACGGTGCTGTTTCTGTAGCTTTGCCGAATATACCTTTTGTCATGTCATCTAGTATCTTGGCACCTTCTTCAGGTATTTTTCGTTGCGCTTCGTATGCTTCTGCACCTGTGTTAGCTTTGCCAGCCAAGTCAACTGCTTTTTGACCGCCTTTGTATATGGCTCCACCAGCATCAGCCATAGGATTCATTTTGTCCTTAACTGGACCAATAGCTTTGTTTAAATCATCAAATCCTTTTGCTAGACCTTTGGCTTGTACAGTTGCTTCTCTGTTTGCTTCATTGAGCATTCTTGAAAGATTTTGAGACTGATCTGCTTTTCCAGTTTCGTCTTTGCCTTCTCTAAGATTTTTAACGTCTTTGGTATTTTTTTCTAAAGCCGCGTTATATTCTTCACCGTGTTTAGCACCTTTGGCCGCTGCTTCGTTGGCACCTTTTTGAACGTTTTGTGCTCCTTCAAAGTCTTTAATCATTTGAAGCTGAGCGTCTCTATATTTTCCCTGACCTATTACAGCTTCTTTATTAAACTTCTCGCTCATGATTGTTTCAGAGATATGCGCTTGGGCACTCTTTAACATCGCATCTGCGCGAGCTTTTTCTGTTGCATCTCCTGACGCGGCCGCACGTTGTTGTGCTTTCAAAGCGGACTCTAATTCTCTACCAGCTGGGCCTAACGCTGCCAATTGGGCGCGGCCAGCTTCAGATAGTTTTCCTGCTGCTAATTCACCTGTCAGTTGTACCATACTAGTTCCAAACATAGCCATGGAATTTTTAGTATTTTGATATCCTTCTAACTGACTCTTGCTCATGCTTCTTTCAAGAGCAATAATATCTGCACGTTTTTCGTCTTCTTTTAATGTCTTAGCCAGTTGTTCTCTGCTGACTCCAGTTAATCTAGAAGTTTCATCTAATTCAGAAGCCAAACGTTCAGCTGCCATAGCAGCTTCTTTGGTAGTCATATTTGCACGAGCATTTTGACTTGCACTAAGTGCTGTAATATCAGCTAACTCTTGAGTAGTCATTCCAAGATCTTGTAGCTGTTGACCAATAGCACTTTGTTGAACTTGGCTAGCTATTGCACTAAATGCTTCTGCACCTTTTTGTGCATTGGCTCCTAGGCCAAGAGATTGTACTCCGCTATTTTTTAATACTTCACTAAACTGTTTTGTTGTAAGTCCAGCTTCTGCTGACATGCTAACAAACTTGCCTAGATTGTTAGCACCAATGCCCATTTCTCTAGATGCAGTGTCCATATCGGACTTCCACTGTATCACGGATCCTAGTGTTTTATCAACTACTCCACCTAATGCACCAAGATTTACTGAACCCAATGCTGACTTGAACGCACCTAATGCTGTTGCACCAACATCTGCGCCTGTAGTTAATTTTTCCAGTCCAAGATATGCTGGAACAACTTTTTTAGCAAGCTCGCCTAAGCCATCGCCAGCTTTGCCAACAGCAGCGCCTAAACCAGACATTTGTGCATTGCCAGCGCCACCGCTTCCACCACCGGCACTATTTCCTCCTGTAGGAGTTGAACCAACGCCTAGCATGCCTGCTACACTTCGAAAACCTTCTTGAATTGCACTGATGATTTCTGGATCTGCCATAAAATTTTCCTGGAAAATATGCGTATATAAATACTAGATACAATATTTATCTGGAGATAATAGTGGCACATAATCCTTTACAACAGTTTTTTAGACAACCCAAAGTTTATATCAAATTACCTAGCCAAGCGGTTTATTCTGCGCCCGGAGGGTTTCAAGGCGATTCAAACAATGTTCCAGTCTATGGCATGACTGGTATGGATGAAATCATTCTTAAAACACCCGATGCATTACTTTCAGGAGAAAGTACAGTACAAGTTATTGAAAGTTGTATTCCTGCTTTTAAAGATGCTTGGGAAGTCAGTATTATGGATATCAATGTTATTTTTGCAGCCTTGCGTATTGCTACGTTTGGCAGTGAAATGACCGTGACTCACACCTGCAACAACTGCAGTTCTGAGAATGAATATGACTTGGATTTAGGTAAAATTATTGAATATTTTACTAGTCTACAGTACGAAAGTAAAATTGTATTAAAAGATCTAGTGATAAAAACTCGCCCGTTGAACTATCGTCAAAGCACAGATTTTAATTTACGTAATTTTAGACTACAGCAAAAGTTACGTCAAACAGATGAAATTGAAGATAGAACTCGCCAACAAGAACTAATCAACGAATTGTTCAAAGAACTGGCTGTTATTCAGCGAGACTTGTACAAAGCCAGTGTAGAAAGTGTAGAAGTGGCCAACAAAGTTGTAACTGAAAGCAGCTTTATCAACGAATGGTTGGACAATTGCGACAGAGACATTTATGATTCTATAAAAAATCACATTGAAGCAAATAGAAAAGCCATGAACAATCCTGCTTATCATGTCAAGTGTGACAATTGCGGAACTGAAGTTGATTTAACTGTAGAGTTGGATCAAAGCAATTTTTTCGAGAGGGCCTGATTGGTTTATCTTCTCAAGAGATTCAAGAAAAACTGATTGGGCTGGAAAAAGAAACCAAACGATTCAAAGAAGATTTATTTAGAATCAGTTGGTACATGCGGGGTGGAGTTACAGTAAACGATCTTCTGACTATTTACAGCGCAGAAGATCGTGCATTCATGTACTCAATTATTAACGAAAATATAGAAGCGACCAAGCTGTCGCAAATGCCTTTGCTTTAAACGCCAGGTTTAAATTTGCTCCACCAGTCTGGTTTAGGCAAGTAGTCAGCATTACCAGGTCTAGGATCCTGTATATAGGCTGCGGTAGGACCTGTAACCCAATCAGTTACATCATAATTTTGTCTTACATTTGGATCCCAAGTGTACATTTGTCTGCCAGTAGATGTTTTTCCAGTTGCTGGATCCAGTTTCCAACGTCCTTGATATTGCCCTGTAGTAGGTGCATCACTGTCATCAGCTGTGGCCGCTACAGATGGATTACCTGCTGTAGTGCCATCAGGACTGGCAGCTGTTTTATCTCCAGGTTTTGGATCGCTAGGAAACCATGGATTAACTGTGCCTGCTACTTTTTCAAACACTTGCACTAGCGATGGCACATACTTGCCAAGGAATGATCCTAGCTGTACAGCTAGCCATTTGGCATTACTACTTTGACTTAACCAGTCGCGTATTGCTATAGTGGTCATTCCGTCAACAGCTGCAAATCCTTTTGGAAATTTTGCAGCAATATATTTTATTATTCGACCACTAGCTGTCAAAGTAAACACATTGCCCACGAATCCAAAAAACTTTTTAATAATTCCAGGAATCAGTAACAGTTCAGCCCATGAAGCAATCAGTATACCAGTTTCCTGATCTAATACTCCTTGGTACTGTTCGGGACTAATTTTTGGAGGATTCGCATTTCTTGCTTCTTCAGCAATGCTCATTTTTTCTGTAAATTCTTGATAAGGTTTTAAGAATTCGTAAAGATTGGCTGCACCTAGTACAGCTTCAATAACGCCTACAGATCCTGCCCATGCGGCAATTTTACCTGTTGTACCGGTTGTTTTGCCAGGGCCGCCTGTTTTAACTTTACCGCTGGCTTTGAATCCTGCTTGCTCGGCTTTTATTTTTGCAGCTTTGACGGCAGCATCTGCAATGCCTTTGTCACTGGTTTTCTTAAGAGATTCGGCAGCGGCATCGCTAAAACTCATGCCGTGTTTAGCCATTTTATTCACAATTCTATTGCTGAGTTTATCTATTAGTTGTTGCTCGGCTACTGAGAAACTTCTTCCAAATATACCAAGTGCTTTATCACCTAATTCACTCCAGAACCCTTCATTAAGATTCTGTGGTGCAGCAATTATTTCATATACTTTCATGTTGATTATCCCTATGTGATATTTATCTACACATTAAAGAAGAACTTACGTTCTTCTGTTCTTCGCTTGCGCTCGAACTTTTCGTAGTCTATCAATGAATAGTTAGTGATCAATTAGTGCGAAGCACTTTAAATATTATCTAGATTGTTCAGTCACACTTTGCCCAGGCAGGGCAAAGAATGTTTTGACATTATCTGAGTTGCACAATATCACCTTAGCGTTACAGCATTACAGAGGCGGTCATCCGGTACCTCGAGCTGTGTCTTTATATGACGGCGGTTTACAAACAAACGCTAACTTGCTTGCAAACGTAGGGCTACTACCCTTCCTTTTGCCTTTAATTCCTAAAACAACCAAACCGCGGCAGCTTTGCGATCCTCGTCCTGTTAAGGATAGTGGTTGAGTACTCCTACGGCTGGAGATTTCCGTCCCTGCGATCCTAGATCCAGGTATAGAGCGCATGATGTTGGCCTGCGCTAGCTGTTAACCGTTAATTTGTTTGCCTTTAATGTGGGAGCCGTGGACACGAACTGATATCTGACCGTTATAATATTCGTCAGATTCTAATACTCTGCGTGTAAATTGTTCTCGTGCCTCTATGTATGACGTTTCTGCCTTGGACTTACAATAAAATAATATCTCTCGGTGAAAGTTTTCTTGACCTAACTGCGCAATATCCTTGAGCAACTCATCGCTGGAACCATAATAGTCCTGCCAATCGCTGTCAATTTTACTGCGGATTTTCTTTTTTTTCTTAGTGCCGTTTTTTAATTTTACTACTTTGTAGGTAGTTTTAGAAAATTTTGCTAATTTTTTGCCTATGTACTTGCGCCCGGTGACTGTGTTTGTTATAAGATACACAAACCCAACACAATCTTCGGGCA